TAATATAACTAACCACATAAAAAAATCAACAAAATAAGACACCAACTTTCGTCAGCGCCTTAAGAGGGGATAATTATCAATTTAGGAGTAATGGCGCCAGCTCTCACCAGCACCACAGGGGATATTATTGAATTTCAAACTGATATATGTCCGTGGCTCAGTGCATTCTGCATCTGTTCCACGATAAATATTACCACATATAAAACGAACAGAACGAACAAAACGAACAGACTTTTATTTTTCTTTCAAAAACCTTTCAACTGCCATCCTGCATCCATCCGCAGTATAGTGTTTTCCCATACTATGTGCTACTTTTATCCAAGAATACTTATTAACATATCTGTATGTAATCATCCTTCTCATAGTACTGCTCTTTATCTGGTATATGTAATGCTCTGCAAGCGCTATCTGCCGTTCTATCTTCTCAAGAACATCTTCCTGCTGCGACTTTCTTAACATCAATAATGCCATCTGAGTATCATATTCCGAATATGGGAAACCTTCTATCTTGAAATGCTGCTTTCCTCCATTTCCGCCTGATACACTATCTATTACAGTATATCCTTCCTGCTCCATCTTACTTATCCTTTTCTCTATCTGAGATATAGACTCCTTTAACGCTTCTCTTTCCTTTATTAAGTCATCATACTGTATCAATATTTCTTTAATATTGTACTGTTCTTCCACTCGCTACACCTACCTATCGCTTATACTTCTGTTCTGTACCATCAGCCATTTTTACTATTATTTCCAATGGATATCCCTTAGCGTTATTACCTACACTTAAATAACGTTCCTTTATTATTTCCAATGGCTTACAATGTCCCTTTTCACAATGCTGTGCTCTGGTTTTATCATTGTATTCTGTTCCACATATCTCACATATGTAATGTTTAACTTCTTTCAATATAATCACTTCCTTTCATCTCTCTCCACCAAGTAAAATCCCAGCCATTATTAGTTAACTGCTGCCATATATGATTGCCTTTGTAATATGCCTTTCCTTTGCTTCCATCACGTCTGTAAATTTGATATATTCCTGGTTTATCTGGTTCTGCATCATAGCAATTATGCCACCCTCGTGCTTCCATCTTTTCTTTAAATGTCATACACTCTTCAAACTTTAACTGGCCTATACATTGTTTCATACTACTCTCTCATAATTATCATATCGCTTGCTAACGCATATCCGAACTCCCTATTAGCTCCTGTGAACTTCTCCCAGCCTTTAAGCATATATATGTGTGAACACATACTTAACATCATCATAGACATCTGCATATACTCCTCATAGCTTGTTGTATCTGCTGGCATTTGTGATAACACCTTTGCTGGATTAACAACACTAAAGCCTTGCTCTTTTAATTCTTTCTCGGCATTGCTGAAGCGTCCCATATAATCATCAATGCCTGTTACCGGTCCGCTGATATATACACGATTATCTCTCATTGCCTGTATTCTGCTATCATCCATTATTTATTACCTGCCTTTACTATCTCAATCGCTTCATCAGTAAGCATCTCTTCTGGTTTCCCATGCAATCTCAAGCCAGAATTAAACTCTTTGCTTCTTTCTTTCAACTGTTCAACAACCTTATCAATGTCATAAGCTGTTGGCTGCTCATCTATATCAAGGCAGAAAGCATCTGTTATCTGTCTTGCTAGATCTCTGTATTCTTCCCTTTTGAAGAGGTTTGTTGCATCTCGAAAGCCATTCTTTATATATTCTTTAAAAACATCCGCATCAATCAATCTACTCATTGTAAATCCTCCTGTTCCACAGCTACATCATACTTTTCTTGACTAGCAAGAATTTCCTGTAATTCAGCATTACAATCAACACAGTCCACGTTGTACTTATGTTTTGTAATTTTGTCTATAAAATAGTTCTCTATTTCCTTTTTTAATTTATCCGCATCAATTAATCTCACTTTCTTTACCTCCAATCTTCCGGCATAGGCATCTGCGCATTACAATCCTTAATCAGCATCATTGTATTTGTGCTTGGTATCCAGTTCTTTACATACTCCACAGCTTCCTCGTATTTAAGCCTTGGTGTATTGCCTCTTGCGTTGACATTGAAGTAATCCTTATAATCGTGATTGATTTCTGAGAACACCTTCCTGCCTATCTCCTTATAAGCATTTGACTTCTTTCCACCTACCAGCTCTATAACCCTTGATGATATAAGCTCACCTAAGCTGTGCTGCTGTCCATAATCTATGTTCATTGTGTTCTCTAAATTTGTAACTCTGTCAGAGACATCATCTATCATACCTAACTGTATTCTCATCATTTCCTGTGTTGAAAGCGGCTTCTGATAACTTCCTGTCTTTCGTATGCTTGGAAGTACCTCTGATGTAACCCACTTCTTAAACTTCTTAGCATTAGGCAGCTTGCTTCTTAGTACAAGTGAATATAGTCCGCTCTCGTTGATTGCTGTCACTCCCCTGTTAGGAATTTCTAATGTTCCACAAAGTGACTTTTGAATTAACCGCCTGTCTTCTACATCAACATTATCCTGTAATGCCTTGCGATCGTTGGAATATCCTAGTGCCATTGTGATATCTTTTCCGATAAACCACACTTCATCATCCAGTACAAGTGACCTTATCTGTCCGAATTCACTATTGTTAAATATCTGTAGTTCCATTCTCCTTATACCTCCAATATTTTTTCACAGGTGTTTCATCCTTCCTTGCTCCTGGAATTATGAAACACAACCTGTTGTATGTCGCTGCTGTGATTAGTTCTGTACCATCTGCGTAAACAAGCTTCATCTGCAGGTCATATCGGTATCCCAGCTCCTTAGGAAATGTATCCGGGATTCGATTCCACTTTCTCTCCTCCGGTTCTTTATCCAGGAACTCATATATGCTCATCTGACCTTCACATTCATATACATCTGTCATATCAGCACCTCAATTCTTCATCATCAGACCTTATATGGAATTCAATACCGGTTTCTGCTGCCATAGCTTCTGCTATATCCTTCCACTTCACATATCCACCAACAAGACTTTCTGTATATTCGTTGAATTTCCAGATAAATCTGTTCATACGCTTAGTTCCAAATCCAAAATTATCCCTAAGGACGTATGAGCTCATCAGAAGTACTGTGTCCATTATTGTCTGTTTAATTGTTTCTGCAAAATGCTCAAGCTCTGTCTGAGATATCTTAAGTGGTACATCATACGCTTGTCTGAACTTAAGCTCCTCTTCAAGTCCATCTATACCCTTTTCCCTGGCAACTCTCAGGGCATATGACATACCTTCTCTTCGTGCCTGCTCCTCTTTGCTTAACTTAGCCATTACTTATTCCCTTCTTTCCTCTGTGCTGACTTCTTCGCCTGCTTCTGTGCTTCATCTTCAAGCTGTGCAACACGCATATGATTGTAACTGCAATAATATTTCATCTTTCCACGGACAATGCGCTTATACACATATTCCTCTAAACTGTATTTTTGCGTATCAATGGTCTTTCCGCACTTATCACAGCAGATACCTCTTTTAACTGGGAGTATTCGCCTTTCCTGTTGCACAGATTTTCTTATCTTCCTGCTGGTTCTTTGCCTGCTTGGAATTATTTAAGCTATTGCCGGGCCCATTTAAACCAGCTGTTACTTTTCCCAAATCATTACCCTGTGCAAGTCCAAATTCTGCCATCATAGCTGCAACACAATCTTCAAGTTTTGCACTTTTATCTTCAAGATATTTATCTAATCGGTCCTTGATAAACTGTGCAGTTTCCTCAGCTATATCATTAAGCACTGGTATATTCTCAAATGCCTCATAATGAGCCGCTGAACCATCAGGTTCAAATTCTGCCTTGTACAGTGCTTTAGCACTTATATCTGTGGCTAAAGCTCTGATTTTGATAAGTCTGTTAGTTTCTTCCGTAAGCGATTTACTAAACTGATTTACAGCTTCTAAATCCATCATCTCTATAGCTCCTTTCGTTAGTTGTCCAGAACAGAGTTGTAGAACTCGTCTGAATGTTTTGGTCTTTGGTTAAAATTATTAAATTTGTTGTTCACGCGCGCAGGCGCTATATTATTTAGTTTTCGTTTATGTTTATATATGGCTACGGTTTCTCCTACGCTTTTCCCTTCGGTTTGTACTACGCTTTCTGCTTCGGTTTCTCC